GTCTTCAGAACCAGCACCATATTCAGTGTACTTGTTCGTGTTTAATGTGTGTATTACTTCATCATTTGTTTGAGAAGTTACATAAGCCTTATCTCTATACCATAAATCACCACCTTTACTAAATTGTAAGTAATAAGCAGTTTCATCTTTTAGTATAGTAGAAGCTAATGATACAGAAACAAAGTTTCCATTGTCAGAAGCTGTAAGGTTTGTTAGTGTTTCGCTTTTGTTAGTTCCGTCTTGTGTTATAGTAAGATTTATACTTGACAAAGACGTTTTGTCTCTAGGGATTATGTTAATCGTCTGAGAATTTGTATTTGGAAGTAATCTTATCATAATAAGATAACTGAAAAGTATTGATTTTGTTTTATATAGAAAAAGGGGCAAAAAGCCCCTTTATATCTACTATGTTTAATAGTGTACTATGTTTAAGAGTTTACAACAGTAAACCCAGTAGTTGTTGGGTCAGCATCTAAGAAATTAGCAGGAAGCTTTTCCATTCCTGTTAACGTTAATGTGTATCCACTTAAATCTCCCATAGCACCACCTGTTACAACAGTTCCTCCTGAAACATCCATTCCATGCTCTAATCCAGACAAGAAATAGTTTCCATTATTATCTTTTATGATAACATGAGGTCTTCCCCAAGAAAGTAATTTTAATTCCTTGTGGTCAGCAACAGTTAGTTTGTGTAAAGAAAGTTCTAGTACTTGCTCAAAAGCAGTTGTTCCATTCTCTCTACTAGATTGAATGTTTTGTGTAAAAGATGAAGTTCCTTTAATATCGTATTCATAAGCACTTGGAGTACCAGCAACAGCTTCTATAGAATCTGTATTTGTTGAATCATAAGTGATATCTCCCATTGTGCCATAATTAACAAAGTAAACTTTATCCAATCCACCAACGCTATCCTTGCAAGGCTCTGAACGATATAGTGTTAAATTACAAGACATATTATTAGTTTTTTAAAAGTTAGTATTAAAAGGGTGAGTGGTTAAACCCACCCTTTATTTAATTATTATTAAGCGTTTACTCTGTATACGATATCTCCTCCGATTCCGTATTGTACTCCACTTGTAAACCTCATGATTACTCTTACATTTTGAGAACCATCTAAGTCACCCATATCGATAACTTTAACTTCGTTGTGGTCAGATAATAATCCAGTTCCAAAGTATAGGTTAGATTTTTCAGCTGCAACAGCAGTGTCATCAGCTAATCCATTAGCAACAAAGATTTTTACACCATCGAAGCTTAATGAACCGTTGTTCCACCATTGAGTTCCTTGAGAGTTTGTACCAGCAGCACCTAATCCAGAAGCACCAAATCCACCTAAGCTTCTTACGTAAGCTCTAGCGATATTTTGTGATACATATAAATACATATCTTCTTGTCCGTATAAAGAAGAAGGAATTGCATCTACGATAGAACCTAATTCAGCGATTACGTTAGCAGAAGTAATTGCAGAACCAGTTACATCTATAACGTCAGAATCAGCAGCTAATAAAGTAGAGAATCCGTCAAATTCACCAGCGTTAGCGTTAACACCACTCCAGATATTTTGCTCAGTCTTCTCAGCAACTTTAGCAGCAACATGAGAGATTAAGAAATCACTAAATTGTGGAGGTAATTTATCAAATGCAGAATATCCCATTTGAATAGCTTCCCAGTCAGAACGGAAGTCTTTTTTACATAGTTCAATGTTAACTTGGAACTCTTCTGGTTGAAGGATTCTTTCAGTTAATGTAACTGAACCTGTGTCAGCAAAATCACAAGAAGCATTAGCAATAAGTCCGCTTGTAGCGACTTTCTTGATTACTTCTTTAAATTTTACGTTAGGTTTTACTGAAATCCCACCATTTTCTATAGTAGAACCAGATAATAATGCAGCAGAGATATACTTTCCAGCAAACTCTCCAGCATAAGTACTTGTAATTGAAGTTGTAGTAGCCATTTTTAATTATTTTAGTTTTGGTTTTATTATGATATTTTGTTTAATACTCTATCCATTATTGTTTGAGGTCTTTTTTGACCATACAAATGAACATTGTTTTTTTCTACATTGGACTCAGGAGAATGAGCAATAGGCTCTACTTCTGATTCCTGTGAAGATAATTCCACTTCACTTTTTTCTGATACTTCTTCAGAATTCAATTCTTGTGGAACTTCAGGAGACTTTTCGTCACTCATTGATTCCATTAATTGGTCGTACATTGCTTTTACTTCAGCAATAGCTTTAGAAAGTTCTTCTTTAGTAGCGTATAAATCTTCTTTTTCAATTTCCTCTACAGGAATCTCATCAGAAACTTCATCTTTTACTTCTTCGATAACTTCTTCAGCTAATTGTACATCTTCTTTTACTTCTATCTCTTTGACTTCTTCAGTCTCAGATAGTAAGATTTTCTTAAATTTGTCTACGATGTCGGTAGCTTTCATATATTATTGATTTAAATTAACAGTATAACTTGATAACCTCAAGCCTTTATTTTTGTTGTATTTTTAGTTAGCTGCTGTACAAGCGTCACAGTCATCATACAGTGTAGCTGATTCTATATGGTGTTCTCCACTAGAAGCAACATTAAGTACAGTATAACAATTACTATGACCTGAGTTTTCAAACTCTAAGTAATAAACATTACCTACTATAAGCTGAGTATCGTGTAAATGAATCTCTTTATGCATAGAATGACCACATCTTTGTACTCTATAGTAGTATTCATCTCCAACAGTAACTTCTCCACTTATATTGCCTATACCTTGAGCCTGTAAAGAACCATCACAACATTTCTTTGAGTAAGTTCCATCTTTACACAAACAACCTCTTCTTGATGATTTAGGACTTGTTCTGCTTGGTGTTTTTTTATACTTTCTTCTCATTATTTCTTTTTAACACAATTAGGTCTTCTTTTACCATCTATAATCTGATAACCTTTTTGCTCATAACCATCCCAACAAGGACTTTTAGTAGTAGCTCCTGCTTCTACTGAATGTGATTCACAAGGCATATACCACATCTTTCCTTCATACTCATGCTCGTGTATTAATTCACATCCTAAATCTTTAGCCATTTCTAATGCTTTTTCTTCAGAAGAGTATGCTAATCTATCATCTATAATAGCATAGTCATCATTTATTATTTCAGAGTATAATGCAGTAACTGAATTGTTTACCTTCTTGTCTATTCTTTTAAGTTTAGATATAGCCCAGTTAACACCAGCACTACCCCCCCAAGCATCCCACATAATACCACCACATCCTTCTGTATAAGGAACATCTTTGTTTTGTTGGTGTCTTTTAAAACTAGCCATTCTAGCAATCGTGGACCTTGTTATTTTTTGTTTATTAGCTAACTGTGAAGCTCTTCTCCAGCCTACAGAAGTTCCACAAGAACTACCATTTTCTTCTTTATACTTTAAAGCTCTCTTTGCATTGTTTACTGCACCTTGTGGATAATCATTATAAGATTCTAATTCTACTTCTTGTGAATCTAAGAATGCTTCTTCCATTTCATATAATTTAGATAATGCCTCCATTTCATCAAAGTCTTCTTCTACACTTTCTCTTGGTCTATCATCTAATTTATCAGCAAAGAAACCTTCTATAGAGAATCCTTTTACCTTACCTTCCTTTACAAAGTCATTCCATATTTCATCATTGTTTACTTTTACAGAAACCATCCAAGTTCCTATTGGTAAATCAAAACCATACTTTTTAGACTTATCTTTCTTTTTGTCTTCTATAATCCAAGATTCTACAACAGACAACCCATTGAGTTTAACGTCATGTTCTAAAGTTGAATTGTTTTGCTTTCCTCTTGATAAGAATAATTCAGATGCTTTTCTAACAGTATCTTCACTAAAGAATATATTGTATTCATCTTCTCCATTAGTTCTGTATATTTTTTTATTAGGTACAAGAGCAGCTCCCATAAGGATTCTTTTCTCTTTATCTACTTCAGCAAGTTGTACTTGTTGTTTCTTTAATGCAATGAAATCTTCTTCTATTGCTGGATTCTCGACAACGCTTATAGCTTCTATCCCACTAAATTCGTTTTCTTCGTCAATATATAATTCTATTGTTTTCATAATATGGTAACTTTATTATTTAAGTT